ATTTTGTCTATCTTCTACAATAAGAGCGGTAGGCTCATATCCTATTTCTGGATTATTCCAAGTTACTATAACTTGATTAGTTCTGGTTTTTTGTCCAGTGCTTTCATACGCAAAAGTACCCTCAATAACATTTGCCCGAGAAAAACTATAAACTGGGTCTCCAGGAGCATCAAGTATTGTGCTCATCTTACCATCCATCCAGTACACTAAAGATGTAAAAATTGTGGCCATATCTTTTACAACTTTATAAACATCAGTAGCTTTAGATAGGTATAAGTTTGCAGTAAATCGAGGCTCAAACCCTCCTTTACCATCTGGTACTAATTCATCACAATATTTAGACACTCTATATAAAGAATATATATCTATATCTGATAAACTTACCCAGTCTCCTGCCCCAAATCTATTATTTGTAATAATATCTAAAAATATCCAGACAGGATTATCTGTATAGTATAGTTCTGTACTAAATGAGCCACTCCAAAAGTCTGGATAAATAGGCACAGTATAAGTTGAACTAACCCCGTTTAATGTTTTAGATTGAGTAGCAGTACTATATTCTCTAGGTAAGTACCCAGACGGAACTTTTACTTTCATTCCACGAATTTCATAGCTTCTTTTAGGAACGCTAGTATACTCTCTTGAATCTAAGAATAGACCCGCGTGAGCAGTATAAGGGTAGGAAAATTTATCAGTATTTATTCCAACTATATTAGAGATATTACTAGTTGAATCTCCTTGGTCAGTATCCCAAGCAGAAGGAGCATCTCCACCTCCTTGGGCAATCCCCACACCTTTATGCCGACTTAAACGAAAAATTCTTATTTTAAAATCTACAAAGGGTTTAATTATCGACAAGTCAATATAATGCTCAAAGGAAATTGCACCATTATCATTTCCTGCGTGTTGTATAATACCTACTGAAGTTCCGTCAGCGGAAGTAAAAGCATGTTTATAGGCTTCGAATCCTGTAGCCCCTGGAGCTTTTCTTGCTATTTGAATTAAATAATGGGCATAATTAGTAGTGTCATCACCATTATCTTTTCTTATGGACTGCAATCGTGGATAGGCTATTGAGATTCTAACTTCATCTAAAGTTGGAACCACGGAATTAAGATCCCCAAAAATACTGGCAGAAAATTCAATAGGAGATATGGCACCTTCAGTATTAATACTTTGATTTTCTGGATAACCGTCTATTCCGAAACCTTTGAAGGCTGTGTCATTTCTATCTAATATATCATCAGGATTTTCGCTATTCCATACACTATAATTAATCTGTTTAAGCTGTGTGGTTGGAAGAGTATTAAGTTCTCCTGTGTAAGAGGTACCTCCTCCAACACCATTTAACTCAACAATAGGATCTTGAAAAGTACTTCCACCTCTAAACTGAGCCACAAAATTATTGGAAGAAGATGGATTTTCAGCCTCAAAATCATCAGGACTAGGTGCAGTAGCTCCTCTTATTGTAAAACTAAACTCTGCAGGATCTGATGTACTCGGAGAGTAGAATCCCAGCATCCAAGGGGCCTGTTCAAGAGTAATAATATTATTAATACTGTCTATCTGTGATATTTTTACGCTTTCTAATACTTGTACTTTGTAATTAATATTATTATTTACTAGCCATATATCTCTATCATTATAATATTTTGTATAAGGTATAAATATTAATGAGGTTCCAGATACTTTTCCCTCCCCTACAGACATAACTTCATTTGTATTCGGATTGGCTAATACTATAAATCTATTAGTTATATCTGTCGGGGTTTCTACTTCAAATATGTAGTTTCCTGCATCGGGAGTACCACTACTAAAAGTTACTCCAGTTACAGAGCCATTGCTCACAGTCGTAGTAGCAGTTATTGAAGTAATAACTTCATAAGTAAGCGGACTAGCAGAAGTTCGTCTTTTAATAACAACTCCCGGGGCGCTTGTGTACCCCGAGCCGGAAGAAGCCACACTAGTAGTAAAAGTGCCGGAACCATTATAATAGATTCCTGTTAATGTCGCACTTTCTTTCGCCGTAACATGATAGTCACTAAAATTAGTACTACCAGTAATTGTAATAGTACCATTACTATTATATTGTGCACTGCTTTTTGTTATTCCTTCATCTCTTAATACTAAAAAATTATCATTTTTTGGAGTACCAGAAAAATTTGATGGAATATTTGGAAAAGTGACTGCTCCAGTTAAGTCGTTACTACTAGTAAATTTAATTTTACCTTCAGTAGGAGTCCATGGAGCATCTGGATCGAGATCTTTAACTCTATTTCCATTTAAGAATATGGAGGATTCTCCATATAAAAGCCCGTCTATAGGGCCTTCACAAATTGCATCATGAATAAATATATGCTGCTGATTACTTTTTACAGGTGTGACCATTTATATATTCCTATTTATTACTTAAGCACATACTGCGAATAATATCTTAAATTTCCTGGCATATAAGAATAGCCCCCGTTATAGTAGTAATTACTAAAAACGTTTTCTTTATTTCGTAATTCAAATCCTATAGGTCTTCCAGGGACTCTAAGCTGTCCATAAACTACTGGTACAGGGTCGCCTTCTAAGACTGTTTGCTCAGACCCTTGAAATAGATAAGAATTTTCCGCAGCATTTTCAGGTATATCCAATGAAGGGTCTGGAGCCATAATTTGTTGAAGTCCTGTAAGTGCTAAGTTTACTGCTACTCCTAATGCTATCAGACTAAAAGTGCCTCCAAGAGCGAGACCCCCTGCTGCAACGCCAGCAAATCCCCCATAAGAAGCAGCAGTATAGGCAAGACCATTAAAACCTCCATAGGCTAAATAAGGTGCATAAATAGCAATGGCTACAATAGCTATTGCCGCCAGTATTTTTCCAAGACCGCTTTTTGACCCCGCTGGCTGAGGAGAAATAAAAATATCACCCTCTTTCATTTTTAGCAGCATTTCTTCTTCGTCGTCAAGTCCTTTATCTCCGACTTTGCATAAAAATCCTATATTTTTTTCATGACACTCAATAAGATATTGTCGAAGCTCGGGAAAGTTACAGTTTAGACATCTCCAAACATCAGCTACAGAATCTGCATAAATTGTAAATTCAGACCCAAGTTTTTTTGCTATTTCTCCTTCCAGGTATACTTTACGCTCCATATCTATATACTCCTACTAAAGTTTTTATCCAGAATCTATCTAAAGGCTCTCTACAAGACAATCTATTTTCTGCATGATGAAAAAAATTATTATCCCCAATATAAACACCACAATGATCTGGAACATCGTGTTTTACTTTAAATATAAGAACATCATTTTTTTGTATATCTTCTATTGGAATTTTAATTCCTCCCCATTTCTTTATAATTTCTCCTGAAAAATAATCAATTTCTTTATCCCACCAGTTATCTTCAAAAGGTATTCTCGGAGGTATATCAATATTTTGACTCTTTAAGTAATCCCTCATTGCTTCAAAACAGTCTTGTACTCCAAACTTATACTCTCTGCCAATTAACGGATGCGTTTTTTCTTCAGGTTCTACAATATTTAGTTCCATATCAGGGTAACTAAAAATCCAGTATGGAATTCCCAGAGCATTACAATTATTTATATCAGAAACACTAGGCTCATTTGAAGTATCTGGGTGACTATGTACAATTGCAAATATATCGCATTTTTTTACAATATTAAAATAATCTTTGGAGGAGAGAATAAAATCGTCCTCGTCTTCTGCAACATTTGTACAAGGAAACCATTCTTTTTTTCCTTTTACAATTCCAATAACTCCACACGCTTCTCGTGGATATTCTTTTTCGAAATGTTTTTGTATTTCTTCAAGCATTACTTAAACTTACGGCTTCCTGGAAAACCTCCAAAAGGAAGAGGTATCTCAGTATTTTGATGTGCTGAAAGAATAGTGTCGCCATTTGAATTTTGAGCGGTGCCTTTTGGATGAAATCTTAACTTACAAGCTTGAATTGTTTTACCGCAACTATCATTTGCCTCTGTAGTATTAGCATTATCAATATCAAACCAAGGTCCATGTCCCCAAGTGCCTGGATGGGCAAGATTATCTGCTGAAACAGACTCTTCGACACCGGCATTAGACGGGTCCCCAATTACATAGTATCTTCGACCATTATCTACTACAACATCATTACTAGAATACGATGTGCCTTGGCTAAAATTACCTCTAGTAGTATAAATATCCGACTTCCAAGGACACCCAGACTTTATAGACCCCGCTACTGCTCCTTTATATTCCCAAGGGCAGTATTTACCAATAACATATCTGTTTGGTATTTTTAACCCTTGAACATCTAAAGGATTTGCTAATTCAAACTGAACGATTATGTTGGTTTCTCCAGCTATTCTATCAAGTATAAATCGCTGAGGAGAAAATTCTATTGCGGAGGGAATAGTATCATTTATGTCATAAATTCCGGCTCCGTCTCCAGTTTTTGTCGGGTGATCATAGGGGTA